GTTTGAAGATTGGCAGCAATGGTGGAGTGACTCGGAATGGGGCCCATACATTGATGAAAAGTTTTCAACTTTTATCACAGAACCTGTAGAGAGCTCTTACAACTGGACTAAAAATAAGTGTAAGAAGTATCCAAAATTAGCGAAAGCTGCAACGTGTGTTGCGCTTTTAGCAATTGCTGTTGGTTACGGCTATGTTTGTCAAAAAGAAAAGAAAGACTACACCTATGAAGAATGGCGTGAATGCGAAGAGCAAGCCAAAGGGAAAAATAAAGGTGGAAAATCACGTGGAGGTCGCAGGACAAAGGCTTCAAGGAAGAATTATGCACATGGTGCATCTCCTGGAGCTGAGGATTATAATGATAAAGAAGATCCCGACGATGATTATGAAGTCCGTTTTGATGAACGTGTTGGACGTAAAGTTTTTGGAAGACGAAGTGACCCAGCAAACTTTAGATATGTTGATGGTCACGCATTTGGTGATTTACCAATTCCTCCTTCCTTAAACGAAGACTCACAGATGAAACGAAAAATATTTGCATCTAAGAAAAGAAGCTATAAAATACATGAACAAAGGTATTTAGATTGGCTAGATGCGTCTCGCATTGAGTATCAGCAAGCTGTAGAAGCTATGCGAACTCTTAAATTAAGTAGACAAGCTTGGAATGCGAATGATCTTGCAAATGGAGTGTATAAAATTTTTGACCACAACAATACATATCGATGCACTGGTACTTTAGTAGCAGATCGAATGTTTGTGGTGTTACATGCCTTAACAGAAGATTTTAGTAAAAATTATACAGCAAGAAACCACCAAAACTGTTTAGAGTTAAAAGGAACAACTCTTGTATATCATAATGATGAAATAGGATCATTTAAATGCAATGGAGTTTTAACTCCCTTTGGTAAAAAGAAACTAAAGGTAATGACAATATCAGAAATTGTTACAGTTTATGGATTTGGAGATGGGAGTGGTTCAACTCCTGACTCTATAAGTGGATTTGCCAGTCCACTTGGTTGGTGCAATGCAAAAACCCGTCAAGGTGATTGCACCTCTCCAGTTTTGGATCGAGAAGGACATATTGTTGGCTTTTGGACACATGGAAATGGTGTGGATTTTGGCCGATTTGAACCAGTAACCGAAGAGTTGAGAGATCAAATAAGTGAACTTAATGGAGTCACTCATACCGGAATGGATTTTCGGTCTCTCCCCCGCTTCCAGAGTACCTTATAAAGCTGCCGTTCTATGAACGGTATCCCGATAAGTACTTAAATCGGGAGGGGACCTTTACTTTTAGTGAAGATGCGTTCATTTCAGATGAACATGCAAAATGGTTACCAGAGGAATATTTCAATATAGTTGGAGGAATTAGAAAATTTCCTCGCTACACGAATAAACGTGGAGAAGACCCTTTTATCCGTATGTTTTATGATGACAACGAGATAGAGCCTAGTAAGGCTTGGGGGTTACCGATACCAAACGAAGAAGCGGCTTACAAATCACTTGCCAAGTATGCTAAAGATCAACCTTTTATGGAAGACTATGAAATAGAGATGATGAATGTAGCTTGGGAAATGACTGCCAAACATTTTGGCCCATACATGAGGAACTCAAAAGTTCGGACGTATGAAGAAGTGAAAAGTAAGTTAGACATGAGCACTTCATCAGGTGCACCGTTTAACATTTTATATCCTACGAAAAAGGATTTATTTGAAGCAGATCCAGCAATTGATGAATGGTTTGAGACCACAGATTGGCTGAGATTAGCGACTGATCCAGAATGGACATGTTTGTGTACTAATGCTTTGAAAGAGGAAATGCGCTTGAGCGAAAAGATTGATGAGAATTCAATCCGTACGTTTACTGCAATGGCCTGTGATATGACGATACATGGAAATCGGCTATTTGCAGATATGAATGAAAAAATGAATGCGAGCTGGTTACAAACAGCTTCTACTGTTGGATGGTCACCAATGCAAGGAAATTGGGATAGACTTATAAGGAAACTTAAAGTGTTTAAACACGGTTATGCCTTAGATGAATCACAGTATGATAGTAGTTTACGTTCATATATGATGTGGGGGTGTGCACGCTTTAGATGGTCATGCTTGCGAAAGGAAGACCAAACACCCGAAAACCTGAAACGTTTAAAAACGATTTACCGTAATTTAGTAAATACGTTGATTATTACACCAGAAGGCGTCTTAGTTATGAAGACTGGTGGTAATCCTTCAGGATCACCTAATACAATTAATGATAATACTCTGATATTATATACCCTCATGTGTTATGCATGGTTATTTAACCATCCAGGAGGAGGAACGAGTTTAGAGGAATTTGAAGATAACACTGCCAAGGCTTTAACTGGTGATGATAACACTTGGACAGTATCGGATTGGGCGAATGAATTTTATAATGCACGAACAGTTATTGCATGTTGGAAAAGGATTGGAATAACAACCACAACAGACTGTTTGGATTCACGCGCGCCTGATGAGTTAGATTATCTTAGCGCACATACTATATATGTGAAAGGTATTGCAGTACCCCAATATAGTAAGGAGAAAATTATGTCAAGTTTATTGTACTCACAGAAAATAAGACAAACTCCTGCACAAGCTCTCGAAAGAACTAATGGAATGTTAAATATTGCATTTTGTGATTTACAAATGCAATCATTTCTTCGAGATATTCAACAGTGGTTACTTAAAACCTTTGATAAAGTTTGTGTAAATGATCAAGATTGGATCATGGCGAAATGTGGAATACACACAGATGAAAAATTGTATGAACTTTGGTTAGGAAAGACATTTGTACTTGATAGACAAAGCTTTCCCGCTTGGAATGAAGATGGCAGCAAAAACTGCATTTGTGATTGGGGAGATGATATTATATGTACAGCAGATAAACATCTCAGATTCGGTATTGTGAAGCGTAAGAAAGATAAATCAAGCACAATAAAAATGAATAGAACGATCATTAAAGAAACTCTAGTACCTAGTAAACGTGGGGGACGAAGAGGGGGCCGAAAAGGCCCAAAAGCGACACGGAAACCAAAACAAGCTAAAGCTTTTGTAGCTTGGACCTCACCTGTGAAAGGGAGGGTTAGTAGAAAGCAAGCCAATCTCAATGTACGAGGTATGGCTGGAAGAAATAGAGGTGGACGAAACCTCGCTGGACGCGGTGGAACAAGAAATCGCTCTGGTTTTAATAAACATATGGTCTCGTTTGAGCGAGATGAATATATTGGAGAAATTCTAAGCGGAGCAGGGGGCTCTTCTACGAGTTCAGCGTTTAGCTGTACAAGTTTTCCAATTAATCCTGGACAAGCATCGACTTTTCCTTGGCTATCACCGATTGCAGCCAGGTTTGAAAAGTATCGTTTTGATATGATAGAATTTTATTATCGACGAGAAAATAGCGAGTTTGCAACAGCAGGAACAGTCGGTAAAGTTATCATGAGTATTGACTTTGATGCTTCTGATGCACCCCCAACAACAAAACAACAAATGGAAGACACTGAACCTCACTCTGATGGAATGCCAAGTGAAAATGTCTTCATGCCAGTAACAAAAGGAGCAATGGCAAATCGAATGACAGATGGATTCTTCATTCGACCAGGTGGATTACCTGGTGGATCAGATATCAAAACCTATGACATTGGTAATTTAAATGTCGCAACACAAGGGATTAATGCAGGAAATGCAGCCGTTGCGTTGGGTGAATTAAGAGTTAGGTATAAAGTACGACTCATGATTCCGGTTTTGGAAAGTTCAACCGCACCACCAACAAATAATAGTGTAGCCGAGTTTACAAATGCAGCTCAGGCATTTACAACTGCTACTCCTGCAAACATGTTGTTAGCAACAGTTGGAGCAAATGGAATTTCGGCTGTTAATACGGCTGGTAGCATTGTTTTACCGACAGGTAATTATTTGTTAAATTTCTCTGGATATGCAAAAGATTCAGCAGCAGAAGCTTTTATAGCCGAGCTTGTGATAGAGAAAAATGGAACTCCCATCTTGACTTTAGTTAATGAAAATGCTAATGCAACAGGTGGTGGAGTGAATCAGCAAGTTACAATTGCTGGTTCAAAGTTTATACAATCAAATGGAACAGATGCTTTTCTCTGTTTGGTTGTCCTGACTGGTGCGGCAGGAACACTTACAATGACCGGTGATTTGGTTATTGTATCGATTTAAGTCCTCAGAAGAGGCGGGTTTTTGAAATTCAGTTTACAACTGATACCTTGAAAAATGAAATAAGTGAAATATATAGTGGTACTCGCTATATATGCTCAAGTAAAATTAATGAGTAGATCTTCTCTGCAGGAACGCTGTGGTGACTTGCCTTTCAATACGAATAGGTAGCAACAAAATAAAAAGAACTATTGTACGTCGGTTCGCGTCATAAAAAGGAACCCGTGGTATGATGAGTGTGCACTGGGAGACCGATGAAGACTTGAGTTGATCTTTGAGTTGTTTGCGTACGCATGTTAATAGCAGAAATGCGGCTAAGGCCCTTGCGTTGTAAGCGTACTCGGATCGTACTCGGTTTGGAATCGCACTAGTGAGCATAGACTCTATTTATTTTGCCAACGAGAAAA